CGGGGTTCGGGGATGGAGCCATTTCCATCCGATGACCCACTCTCCCACGCCCGCCGGGCACGCGCTGTTTCGCAAGGAACAGGCGCGCCCGCCGCAAAACCGCTTGGCATCGGGGATGAGCTTTTGTATGGGTGCTGGTCAGTGGTCCCGTAGCTCAGCAGGATAGAGCACCAGATTCCTAATCTGGGGGTCCCGCGTTCGAATCGCGGCGGGATCACCATGAAATCAATGACTTACGGGAAGCCCGTTCCTACACGTTCCAGCCGCGTTCCTACTCGGCCGTATTCGATCCGTTCCCGTCGGCCCGTTTTGCGATTCGCAGATGGGCGACCGCTCGCGTTTTTTCGATCGTTTTGCGATTGTAGCGCTGGGTCGTAGCGGCATTCTTGTGGTTGGCGTGGTGGCGCAAATGCTCGATGTCGGCGCCGGCGTCCGAGCCTTCGGTAACGCCGCCCGCTCGACTATCGCGGTTCCAGACGTTCGAGGGGACACCCGCGTCCGTCGCCACCTCGCGCCAGCGATCGGCGAAGTGACGATAGCGATACGGCAGGCCGGTCGATTCGCACTTGATCATGGGGCCGAGGCGCGTGGCCGGCGGTATCATGTCGATGATCTGCCGCAGGAAAGGGTAGGCGGTCGTGTCGTGTTCGGCGGTGACGTCGTCGACCTTGCTGGTCGTTTTTCGAAGGATGCCGTTCTCGTCGAGATGCGACCAGAGAAGGCCGTCCCTCCATTGTCGGCCGCGATCGACGATGCCGCCCAGGCTCTCGTCTTCGACGAGTTCCCAGCGACCGATTACGTCGATCTGCCGCAGCGTCAGCTCGAATTCGAGCGCCTGGGCGAGGGCGATCGAAATCCAGCCCTTCTTGATCGCCGCCGCACATATCGCCTGCGTCTGCTCGAAGGTGATGCGCTCCTTGCGGGCCTGCGGCTGGCTGAATTCCATGTTTTCAAGTATCGTCGCAAGCCTGAAGCATTCCCGGATGTTGAGCACGACGCCGAACTTGATGACGATCCTGAGAAGCTGCATCGCCTTGTAGGCCCGGCGCGGACGCTCCGGATTTGGCGGCAGGATCACGCTCCGCTGCGCGGCCTCGGCGCGCTTCTTGGCCTGTCTCTCAGTGTCGGCGGCCGGCTCCCTGAAGCCTGCATGCCAGCGCCGGAAGTCGAGCCCGGTCAGCTTTTCGAGCCGCCGAGCTCCAACGGTGCGTTCCAACAGATCCAGGCTTTCGTCATACATTGTGCGGGTGTTGCTCTTGACCGCATGGTACGGGCTTTCCTTCGTCTGCCGGTACAGATTGATGACCGACCGAAGCGTGCCGTCATACTCGGTTCTCGTAACAGCGCCCTTGCGGCTCAACCATTCCCTCAGCTCGCCGGTGAGGATCCGGCAGCGTGCCGCGATCTCCTCCTTGTCGCCGTGCACGCGGACCGTTTTTTGCGGATACCCTGCGGTGTCGCGGGCAACGGCCGAGGCTACCCAGTAATAGGCGATCGATCCGTCGGATCGCGGCCTGGCCTTCAGGCCGGGTGCTTTCAGTTCCATCGTTCATCTCCATCGAGGCCGGGATTGGCCTCGGCCGATTGTGAGGCGAGTCCGTAGCGGCGATCAAGGAATGCTTGACATGCGGGCCAGTAACGGCGGTTTTCAAAGAGCGGATCCGGCATGGGGAAGCCGATCTTGGCGAGCGCGGGAAGCGCGCCTTTCAGTTGTTCGGTGGTGAGCCCGATCCGTTCGGCGAGCTGCGCTTCGGTGACGAAGAGAGTGCCCCTCGCATTCATCATCGAGCATCCTTTTTCCAATCCCAGAACTCCGTCCGCAACGAAAGCCACCGCTTGCGGGCATCGTTGTCCGTATCGATCTCGGCACGGGACCGGATCGCGAGGATGGAGCGGACGCGGGCATTCACCCGTTCGGCATCGGTCGTTTCCAGGCCGTGGCAGACATGGAGAAAATGTCGGAAATCATGACGCTCGCAGAGCATGGCACACTCGGCGGAATGGTTCTTCTTCGGCGTGCCGTCACGCCGCTGCAACTCCGCGACGGCGTCGTGGTATCGTCTGGCGAGCCTCTCGTAGGTGACGAGAAGCCAGACGATATCGTCCCGGGCGTGAGCCATCAGCTCCTGGTCGCCGATATCAGCCTTCGGGTCGAACGCAAGCACCGGCGCCTGGTCGTCTCCCTCGCCGGCCGTGATGATCAGGTGACCGTCGGCCACGAGGCTCCAGTCCGGCGAGGCATTCGCCAGCCGTTGCCGGATGGCGTCGAGACGGACCTGGGCTGGAGATGCGGCCGGGTCATTCATTCGGCTCCGCCTTCTGTTGGGGTGGACGGAAACAGGATCGTCTGTGCCTCGTTGAAGAGCTCCATCAGCGCGCCGTCCGTGTTCGGATGATCGCGGCCGGACATGGCAACGCCCATGCAGACGCCTTGGACCTTGCCGAGGAAATCACGGATCGACGGAGGGAGGGTGCGGCGGTTCCAGTCAGAGCCGTGTCCCCATTCTTCGCCGGTTTCTAAGCTGCAAGAGCAGCTATCGCATTGATAGATCGTGGACCGGCTGCGATCTCCAAGGCGCTCGATGCTGGCGCTGGCGCCGCAGAATGGGCAAGGCAGTAGCTTCTCAGCCATGGTCGCCTCCGGACGTGACGAGGGCGGAGCCCGTCTCTGCCAGCCCGAGGCTCCGGAGCAGGTTGCGGCTGTCGGCCCACTTGGCATGACCGGTCCAGGCTGCGAGAAAACGCTCCAGGCGCTCGTGCTCGCCCGTGGCGCGGTAGGCGCGGATCTTGCGCCGTGCGCGGATGACGCTGTCGCGGCGCAGCAGCTTGTGCGACGGCCAGATGCGATAGCCGACGAAATTGACGCCGCGGGCGACGGACTGGATCGACCATTTCGAGAAGCGCAGGCCTAGCCGCTCGCGCGACAGGTCCTCGATCGACGATCGCACCTTGCGCAGGTGATCCGGATCTCGGCCGAGCACGACGATATCGTCCATGTAGCGGTACCAACAGCGCTCGCCAAGATCCTGCTGAAGGTGGCGGTCGATCACGCCGGCATAGATGTTGGCGAATATCTGCGAGGTGAGGTTGCCGATCGGCAGACCGATCCCCGAGCGCGGCAACATCGCCTCGATGAGGCGCAGGGTGGCGCGGCAGGATATCTTGGCCTCGATCAGTCGCCAGAGAGCGATGCGCTCGATCGAGTAGAAGTAGCGCGAGAAGTCCGTCTTGAGTGCGTAGAGCGGCCCGTCGCGATCCAGCCGGCGCATGTCCGCCTGCAGGGCGATGGCCGCCGCATGCGTGCCCTTGCCCTTGCGGCAGGCGAAGCTGCGGGGCAGGAGGGTGGCGTCGAAGATCGGAGCGATGACGAGCGAGACCGCCTGCTGCGCGACGCGGTCCTCGAAGGGCAGCGCGGTGATCAGGCGCTCCTTCGGATCGAAGATGCGGAATTCGTGCGCCGTGCCCGGCCGGTAGCTACCGTCCCGCATCCGGGCGGCAAGCATATGCAGGTTCAACGGCGCATATTCCCGGAATTCGAGATAGCCGGGCGTCAGGCGCTTGCCGCGCGCGGTCAGCCGCAGAGCGGCGCGCATGTTGGTATCGGCCGTGATCGGCTCGATGAGGTTCCGGTGCTTGCGTGCCATGGAGGTTCTCCGGATGCCGGTCGCGGGTTTCGACGGCAGGATTGCCGCTACTCCCCGCTGTACCGGACCTTGCAATGTGTTCGCCGCGGCCGGACGGTCAGGCCGACCACCCTGGCGCTTGCGCGCCGGTGGAATGTGGCCGGCGTGGCCTTAACCATCGCCGAGCCGGCAGGGGTCGTCGCAGGCGCCCCGGGCCGACAGGTTGTCGTTCGAATTGTCGTCCCAGTTGTCGAGGTTCGCGTAGCGGGAGCCGGCATTCGAGCCGTTGATCCACGAGCCGCCGAACCAGGAGGCGCGATCCATCATCATGTCCCCGACCGCCCGTTGCTCTTCGCGAGCTTGATCCAGGCGCCCAGCATCGCGCCGACCTCGGCGATGTGGCCGAGAGCGGTGCGATGCTGGTGGTACGAGATCAACCGCCGGTCTGCCGCGAATTGCAACCAGTAACGCAGCGTCGCCAGATGGGCGTCCGCCGCATGGAGTCGCGAAGCCTGCCTCGACTTCGACGCGTGATAGAGGAGACCGACCGCGTCGCACAGCAGTCCGATCATATGCGCCCGCAGGTCGCCGTGGCGGCGGGGCATGGCTTGCAGGATCGGATAGAGATACGACACGACCGCTCCGTACTTTTCCACGATCGCCAGGTCCCGGGGATGTCCGTTCTCGTCCCTGATCATGACCGGCGACCTCTTGGTTCAGGCGGCGTTTGCGCTGTCGCGCAAACGCTCAGGGCGCAGGTGGCCGCAGGCGCCCCGGGCCGACAGGTTGTCGAGCGAACAGCCGCCCCAGAGGCCGAGGTCCGCGTAGCGGGAGCCGGCATTCGAGCCGCTGAGCCACGAGCCGCCGAACCAGGAGGCGCGCGGGTTGTCCGGATCGCCGTCCGTGCCCCACTGCCACATGGTGCCGGTGGCGTCGAAGAGGCCGGCACGGCTGATGAATCGGTGCGCTTCGTCGATGAGTTCGCCGGTGGTTTCCGGTTCGTCGTCGCGCGAGCATTGTTCCTCTACCCCGAAGGCGGCGGCGAAGAACTCCTCCGCGCCGAGCAGGCGCTTGCCATGATGGGCGTAGATCTCGACGGCCGTCGCATAGTCCAGCTTCGGATATGCGCCCTGTCCGTCGATGCGCGCCGGCAGGCTGCGGCCGTCGGCGATGGTGGCGCCGTAGCGGCTTGTGCCCTGCCTCAGGTGGTCGGCCCCGAGCAGGTAGATATCCGCCCAGAAGTCCGCGCCGCCCGGCCGCTCCACCAGTGCCATGCCGCGCGGATCCGGGCACGCGGGGCGAAAGAGGGTGTCCCAGATGGACTGAGGGTTGATCGCGGGCACGTCATCCCCGCCTGCGCGGGCGGCTGCATTGCCGCCCGGCGCGAAATGAAACCCGGCGAAATAGCCGGCGGCGCGCGGGTTCACCTCACCAAGGCGGACGGCATAGGGCCGGCCTTCGTCGTCGAGGCCGACACCATAGTCGCTTCCGGCGACGAGCTCGCCGAGCGTCACCGGCGTCTCGGCCTCGAATGCGTGGCGGACGTCGTCGATCGCGATCACCGTGCCGGCGCGGATGGCGATGCTGGCCCGGCCGACGGCGACGAGAAAGGGTAGGGCGAGGTCCGCCCGGTCGATGGAGACGGTATTCTGCTTCACTGCGGCGGCTGCCGTCATGGTCCTGTTCCTTTAATTGTGAGGGGCGGGGGAGTTTGCGCTGTCGCGCAAACTATTCAGGGTGCAGGTGGTCGCAGGCGCCCCGGGCCGACAGGAAGTCGCTCGAAAAGTCGTCCCAGCTGCCGAGGCTCGCGAAGCGGGAGCCGGCAACCGAGCCGTTGATCCACGAGCCGCCGAACCAGGAGGCGCGAGGGTCGTCCGGATCGCCGTCCGTCCCCCACTGCCAGAGGTTGCCGGTCGCCTGCATGAGGCCGAAACGGCTGGTCCGCGGGGCGTCGAGGCCGGTGGTCTTGGGGTGACGAGGAGCGGCGGTTTTCTCCGTGACGCCGAAAGCGGCGGCGCGGAACTCGTCGTAGGTCAGGAGGCGCTTGCCGTGGCGGGCGTAGATGTCGACCGCGTCCCGGTAGTGGAGGCGCGAGAGCGAATTGCCGTCGGCGATCGTTGCGCCGCAGCGGCTCGTGCCGTTGCGTTCGTAGTCGACGTTGAGCAGGTAGATGTCGACCCAGATGCGCGCGCCGCCGGGCACGAAGACCATCGCCATGCCCCGCGGGTCGGGGCAGGCCGGCCTGCAGTCGACGTCCCAGATCGAATATACGTTGATCTCCGGTTCGTCGTCTCCGCCCGTGCGCCCGGTCGCGTTACCGCCCGGCGCGTAGTGAAAACCGGCGATCCAGCCGGCGTCGATCGGGTTCTCCGGGCCGAGCAGCGAGGCGAAGGGCTGGCCGTCGTCGCCGAGGCGGATGCCGTAGTCCTCGCCGGGGATCAGGTCGCAGAGCGAGACGGGCATGTCGGCCGGGTATTCGTGGACGCGGTCGCCGATGTGGATCGTCGTGCCCGCATGGATCGCGATGCTGGCGCGGCCGGTGGCGTAAAGGATCGGTGCGGCGGGATCGGCGCGCGTGATGGAAACCGGCGCGGCGTCGGCTCGGGCTGCTGTGGCGGTGTTCATGTCGGGCTCCGTTGGTTGGGCAGTCGCGTCAGGATGACCGCCAGAAGGCGATGGCGAGCGCGGCGAGCGACAGGATCGGGTTGATAAGGACGAGGAGGAGGAGCAGGTTGCGAACCTTGCGCGCCCGGCCCCGGCTTGCTGGCACGTCGGCATAGTCGCGGGGCGGGCGGGGCTGCATGGTCAGACCCTCGCCGCGGCGATGAGCTGCCGCTCCAGGCGCTCCATCTGGACCGCCGCCACCATGCCGA